ACCTTCTTCCATCGTATCGGATTCCCGAGCAGAAAGAATAGTTCCACCTCATTGATGTACTTCTGTCGTGCACGAGGCAACTTCTCGGTACGATAAGGCTCCTGGCCTTTCCGCATCTTATCGGCCTTTCGCATAATACGGTGGAGTTCGGGGTTATATTCCTGAATCGCCTGCAAAACCTCCGTATCGCGATTCTGCATAAGTGTTTGAGCCTGTGTAATGTCTTTGTCCTTGATAAGCGTAAGCAGATCACGTTCTGCACCGGTTGCATTCAGATATTTATTGCGTATCGCATTGAGTAGGTTGTCTATAAATCCCATATCCGTACTTTTTACCAAATTCCTAAATCCTCTTTGTCTAAATCTTCTTCATTGTTGAAATACCCCCGCTTTTCGATTACTCCGGTCAGGGCATCTTCGGCGTCGTCATGGCTGTTGAACTCCTGCTGCTTACGGTATGATTTGACATGCGAGGCGAACTCCGGCCATTTGTGCTCCCATCCGGTCGGAAAATAAATAAGGTTTTGCACTTCATTCGATCGCGTGAAAATACGCACCCTTTTGTTGGCGGTCTGCGTAAATGGGTTGAACGATGTAAAGTTGTTACCGATTATTCGGCACTGCGCCTCAACATTGCGCCCGAAAGACCTGCCGCCATTGTTGCTCTCGACGTAGCAGATCTCCGTCTTGTTTCGGGACAGCATCTCGGCTGTTGCCGGCTCGGTATATTCCATCGGTTTCTGTGTATATAAAATGTCCGTCACGAAATTGCCGATGGGAGTTTCCGTATAGCAAATAGAACACAGATAGTCACTGCCGGTATCAGCGGTATCCGTGTAGTTCTTTCGCTTCATAGATGCTGCATATGGAATTATGTCGTATGTCTTAAACTCTCCATACATCAAACCTTCCAGCGGCTTCGGGTTCTGCATATATTGCGTTTCAAAGACAAATGAGTTCGATCTCTCGATTTTGTGCAGTTCCTCCAGCGTATGCTTAAATTCCCAGAGAGGCTGTTCCTGTCCGTTTTCGTCATGCCAGATGCAGGGCAACGAAAGTACCGTCCATTCCTCCGGCTCGATCTCCTGAAGATAGCCGCATAGATCGTGCTCATGGAGCCGTTGCATAATGATTATGATAGGCGTATTGCGCGAGTTCACGCGGTTGCGGATAGTCGATTCAAAGCGATTGTTCACCCGCTCGCGGATCGTTTCGGATAGTGCATCTTCCGGTTTGATCGGGTCGTCGATAACAATAGCTCCCGCAAAATCGCTTTCCCACGCAGGAATAAAATCACCCATTTCGCGCCGCTCCCTATACGGATCATTTACTTGACCTGCACCAAATCCTGTAACCTGTCCTGCTGCACTTACTGCATACAGTCCGCCTCCGACGGATGTATACCACTTTTTAGCATTCTTGCTTTCGACGACTACTTCAGGGAAAAGCCGCTGGTAGTAGTCTGATTGTACCGTTTCATTGATCTCTTTCGAGTTGTCGAGAACAAGATCATCGGAGTATGATAGGTGTATGAACTTACTGCGGGGGTTTAACGCCAGCCCGTAGGCGATGAAGTTCTTAGAGACAAGTTCGGTCTTGCCATATCGTGGCGCAATATTGATAATAAGACGCTTTATTTCGCCACGGACGACTTTGTCAAGAGCTTCGCATATTTTGCGATGATGATCGCCGACAATAAACCGCATCCCCGTCTTATGCTTGAACATGTAACGGGTGAAATTCAGCATACCGGAAAGACAGAAGGTACGCTCTATGTCTATGTCGCGAATCGGAGTAGTGCGTTAATACTCTTCGTTAAGTTTTAACCCATATTGTCTTGCCTCTTCGGGAGAGAGAGTGCGAGGTGGAATAAGTTCGGCACCATCTGCTCCTGTAACCTCTTGACGTTCTACATATCCCCGTTTTTTTCCGCGTGTTTTGAGAGTGAAAATGATCGCTGTTTCGGAGGGACGTTCGATCCAACCGGCAAATCTCTTTTCGCCATTCTCGTCCTTTTCGATGGCCGGAACGCCGGCAACCAATTTACGCAGGTTGCTTTCGGCCAAATCAACGAACCGTTCACGGGAATCTTCGAGGGCTTGGGCGAATTGCTCATCATCATTGCACCATGTGTAAATTGTGCTACGCTCTACACCTAAATTAGCAGCTATGTCTGACAAAATACCGCCGCAAGCATTTGCAACCTTGCGAAAGGTATCTAATTTCGGTTTTTTGGAGGGCATTGCCATTTTTTATACTGTCGTTTTTGTCGTTATTCGACCCGTTCAACCATATCCGAGAACATTTCGCCGGGGATTATTTTGTCGTCTGGCCTGAACCCGAACCGAAGCATGAATGATGATTTCGCCCTATAAGACTTAAAGTTGAGCATTACATAGGATTCGATGTCTTCCGCTTTTTGCTCTGCCTGTTGACGAATCTGTTCTTTCATCTCCTTTACCGCGGCCTTGCGTTCCTCAAACGGTCGTTGTATCTCTTCGAAATCACCTAACGTATCAGACAGTTCTGAACTTATTTCGTCCTGCATGACGGATATACCGTATATGTTCATGTCTGCTTCAGAAAGGCCAGCGGCTTTATAGTCTATTTCCGGTACAAGTACTTTTATTTTCTCCATGTCGAATTCTCCCATTGCGGAGGGCGAGTTCATGAAGATATTTTGTTCGCGCTCTGTCTTGTCGTCTAACTCTACAGCTTCTACCTTGATCTCATAATCCGTTTCAGGTGTCCCGTCGTAATTGTTGATGATGTCAAGCGTCTGTACGCGCTTGTGCCCTGAAACCAGATAAGATGACAACTGATTCCATACGATACCGCCCAGATAGCCGACAGTTTTAAAGTTCTTTTTGAGCTTCTTGATGACTTCAGGGTCTTCTTTGCGTGGATTGTATGGAGCAAAGTTGATTTGTGATCGCTTGATTACGACCGTTTCACTTTGCTTGTATTTGGGCTGCTGCTCTTTTCTCTTCGTCATATCGCAGTAATATATTTCGGGATAAGGGGAATACTTTGTAAATCTTTTCGAGGTCTTGCGGATAATGCCGGCGGAGGTAATCGAATACCTCCGGCAAAAACGTCAGACCTTGCGATTTGTTCTTGTTGTAGGATATGGGTTCAGGCAGTTTCTTTGCCTTGATGTAGGCCATGACGTCCGATTTCTTCCACTTGGATAGAGGATATACCTTGTTCGTATTGCTTATAGCTTCGTTCTCGTATCCGCGCAACATAAGACAGCGATTCATTCCGTCCGACTGCTTCATTCCATAGAAAGAGTAAGATATTCCCGTCTTCATCCGGACGGATTCATCAACGTCTTTCAACGATAACAGCTTTACATTGGGGTTAGGAATGCAGTATAGCCCACAACGCAAAACACGCGTCAACGTCCAATGGGGGACTTGCAGTATGGTAACATTGGCATAACGAGCTTTGACTGCTCGCAAATAGTTGTCAATGTGGTCGAGGCCCTTGACGAAATACATGAACACGCAAACGATCTCTTTGAAGTGCGGAGCCATTAGGTCGAGCAATACCTCGCTGTCTTTGCCACATGAATAAAAAAGGATCGCCCTGTCCGTTTTTTGACGGACAGAGGCAATCACTTCGTTTGCATGGTCTATCGGGGTCATGATTAACCTGTTGCCATGCCAAAGGCGGCGCGAATGTCGCGTGCACGACCGGCACGATTCGTCGCACGACCGCCTACTGCACGATAACGAACACGGCTAGCGCCTGTCGTCCGATTGATTCGATTTCTTACTGAATTTCGAGTGCAGCTTGAATTTTAGAAGTTTGACAATATGATTTAACCTACGGAAAGGCCTCGGGCGGCAGATTGCCTAGCTCTTGTATATGCACTGGTCGCCCTTGCATACCTATTCGCAATAACACCATTTCGGCCACCCATATTTGCGAGGCTACTTAATCCTACAGCAGGATTAGGCGTGCGGCGTCGCAATTCACTCGTTATACGGCTGTATTGCGCGTCAAGCTGAGTTGCTGTTTTTTGTCTTCGTCTTCGAGTGCAGCAATGATTTTAAGGGTTTAACAATTCATTTTCTCGATTACCTTGCCGAGGTGGTAGTCGATCTCGGTCATGGTATATTCGTTACCGTTGTGCTCGTACACAATCGGCTCTTTCGTCTCTTCGTCGCAAACATCTACCAGCTCGACGCCTTTGACTTCGACCAGCGCGCCGGGGCGATTCTTTTCGTAACCTACCCAGAACTGTATGGCATCGTAGTGGTTGATAACCGTATCAACGCCCTTCTCGCTGTCCCACGCCGATTCGGGCACGTCACTGTCTTTCTTGTAGACTTTGCCTGTGTTGTTGTCTCGGTATGAAATGTATTTCGTGTTGGTCGGGCGTACTTCGCGGGTCTCGACCGTTTTTTCACCCGACAAAATGGCGTCGAACCATTTTTGTTTGATGATAAGCGTTAAAATTTTCATAGCCGTAAATTTCATTAGTAGCGGGGGCAAGAATCGAACTTGCGCCTGCGGGACACTAACCCGCCGTGGTAACCTCTGCACTACCCCGCATATATCTGTTCGATGCAAAAGTGGACACGTTCGGCACATTATGCAAATCTTACTATTGAATTATTTATTAAAAATACGATTTTTTATTGAGAGCTGCAATTTTTAAGGTCTTTTCTTCACACACCCTTTGCAGCGGATAATCTCAAGCACTACTGCGTCATATTTGACGATCAATAGGCTGTCGCGATTGTTGTCTGCACCTTTGTAGGCTTTACACCCACACTTCAGCCGCGTGCGGTGACATGTCGCGTCCGTCAATTCGAATGCCTTTTTGAGTAATGTCAAATCGCTGCGTTTTTCTACGTACATCGTTGGTTTCATATATTATATAACTTTTACAAAGTTGAACATTCTGAATGACCGCCAGCCCTCGGCAACCGTATCGTAATAGGTTACGAGGTGTTTGTTAGGCTTACGGTCGTCACCTTTTGTTTCGGGGCATAAGTCGTCCTTAAGCGTACCGAATGCCTGTCGCAATTCACCCGTACTCGATTTGAGGTAGAAGAACTGCACGATGCCCGCGCGCATCTTTATCTTCAATTTGAACACCTGCCATGCCTTATGCAGACACTCAGCAAAGGTTACACCCGTCGCGCGGCACATCTGCCACGCCGTGCGCATGATGATGGAAAGGTCGGTTCGTTTCATTGTTATATAGGTTAAAAGTTGGTTTTTAGTTTGAGTAGTCGCAAGCACTCTTTCAACTCGCTGTCTGTGTATTTCTTGGCGATCTCTCGTGATATGCCGTTTGTGTTCATTGCGATTTTGATCGCAGCCTCTCTGTTCACCTTGAAGGATTTTCTTGTCTTCATAGCTTTTCAATTTTTTCAAATGTAACATAATACAGCCTATTGCCAACGAGTACCATTGCGATATTCAGTTTATCGAACTGTCCTCGATATTCACCAGTATTGCGTCCGAATCTCACCGGGTCGCCAATTTTTATGTCTTTCATATCTTTCATTTTTACCACCGGCGGCAGGTGCCGCCACGCTTCGGGCCTGAGGTCTGTTTATAGCCGCCCGAACGGCTTTATTCGTCGAGGTAGTAGAGCAGCAGTTCACAATCTTCAACGTGCAGAACTCTCGTAGGTTCGATTTTTTCGAGTTGCAAAGACAGTGTATCGTCTTTCTCTGCATAGATGTACGCCCACTGGCCTTTCAGTTCGATTTCTTCTCTGGTGCCGAAATAGGCGACAGTATTATCTACGTCTTTGACAAGACCCCAGCTGCCATTGTCCATACCATCACGATTGATTGCGTCGATCACTTTAAATGCAAATGCGTTCATAGTTCTATTTTCCTGTTACAATCCAAATAAAATTGGATCAAAGTTTTCGGTTAAATTTGTTTTTATCTTATTTACAGCGTAT